AGGTATGGGATTGGTACAGTTCTACTGCTTACACTCGTCTTGCCCCTGGTGGGGGCGTTTTGGTTATTCTTACTCGTTGGCACGTCGATGATCTGGCTGGCAGATTGCTTGCACAGATGCGTGGAGAAGGCGACCAGTGGGAAATTGTTTCATACCCCGCTCTAGCAGTACATGATGAACCTCATCGCAAGGATGGGGAGGCGCTTCATCCTGAACGGTATGACGTTAAGTCGCTTACTAAGATTAAAAGAGCAATTGGACCGAGAGACTGGGGTGCGTTGTATCAACAAAACCCGGTAGCTCAGGAAGGTGCGATACTAAGACGTGACTATTGGAATCGATGGAACTCACCGGAACCTCCGGTGTGTGAGTATATTATCCAGAGTTATGACACGGCGTTTCTTAAGAGTGAGACAGCGGATTACTCAAGTATTACAACGTGGGGTATCTTTTATCCAGAAGGGCATCTCCATCAACATCAGGTGATGGAGGACGGAGAAGAGATCAGCAGGATTTTCGATGGACAAGAAGCGCATATTATTCTACTCGATGCGATAAAAGGTAGATTTAACTTCCCAGAGCTTAAAGCTAAGGCGTATAGTTTATATGACTATTGGAAACCCGATAGTGTGATTGTAGAGGGTAAGGCAAGTGGTGTCCCACTGACTCACGAGTTAAGAAAGATCGGAGTGCCGGTACAGAACTATACCCCCACCAGAGGTAATGATAAGATTATGCGTGCAAATGCATGTGCAGATATCTTTGCCAGTGGTTATGTATGGGCTCCCCAAGACGATTGGGCGGAAGATTTGATAGAGGAGTGTCATGCATTTCCTTCCGCAGCGCACGATGATCAGGTTGACAGTACGACACAAGCACTGCTAAGGTTTCGACAAGGTGGGTTTATTCGGTTATATTCTGATTATGAAGAAGAATATGAACCTCGTTCTCGTAAGAGGGTTTATTATTAATGGCTATAGATAGGGCGTATAACTTAGGGGATGAAGCAGTTCCATCTCCGGAAGAGGAGATTGTGGAGCTAGATACTTTAGCGCCCGAAGCTCCGGATAGTAATATTGAGATAGTCGAAGAGGAAGATGGGGGCGCAATAGTGGACTTCGCGCCTCAGTCTGGTGCCTTAAGTCAGCCTGACGAACATCTTGCTAATTTAGCAGAACATCTGAGTGATGATGTACTGCAGGAGTTGGCCGGTGATCTAGTCGATGCGTTCGATAAAGACGATGAGTCTCGCTCCGAATGGAAGGAGACTTATATTAAAGGTCTCGATCTTATCGGCATGAAGATGGAAGATCGAGAAGATCCGTTCCCTGGTGCAAGTGGTGTACATCACCCATTGTTAGCTGAGAGTATTACTCAGTTTCAGGCTCAGGCATATAAAGAGTTACTCCCAGCAGAAGGTCCCGTCAGTACGAAGGTACTGGGTGCGGAAACACCTGAGCTCACGGATCAGGCGAACCGTGTCGCGGAGTTTATGAATTATCAGATCATGGAAGTGATGGACGAATTTGACCCGGATCTGGATCAGTTGCTCTATTATCTACCGATTGCCGGATCTGCGTTTAAGAAGACTTATTATGATGGGGTATTAGATCGACCTGTAAGTAAGTTTGTTACAGCTGAGGATCTGGTTGTAAACTACGGAGCTACAAGTCTGCGTACTGCAGATCGTATTACTCATGTTGTGACCATGAGTGGTAACGATATTAAGAAGAATCAGTATAACGGGTTCTATCGGGAAACTGAACTGGATGAAGGTAATCCAAATCCTAGTGATATACAGGATAAGGTTAACGAGCTGCAGGGCTTGGACGGGGTTTATTTTGATGGGGATAATAATTATAAACTACTTGAGATGCACGTTAATCTCGACCTGGAAGGGTTTGAACATCAGGGTGAAGATGGGCAAGAGACAGGTATTGCACTCCCCTATATTGTAACGATTGATTCAGATAGCGAGATAATACTGTCTATTCGACGTAATTGGGAAAAGAGCGATCCTAAGCAGAAGCGTAAGGAGTTTTTTACTCACTATAAGTTTACACCAGGGCTTGGTTTCTATGGTTTTGGATTAGTCCATATGATCGGTGGTCTAGCCAAAAGTGTTACCTCTATTCTTCGTCAGCTAATTGACGCAGGGACATTGGCTAATCTGCCCGGCGGGTTTAAGGCTAAGGGTATGCGGGTCGAGGGTTCTGACGAACCGATCTCACCTGGAGAGTGGAGAGATGTGGATACTCCCGGAGGCAATCTCAGGGAATCACTGATGCCACTACCTTACAAGGAGCCATCGGGTGTATTGACACAGTTACTCGGAGCATTAGTTGAAAGTGGCCAGAGGTTCGCATCTATTGCCGATATACAAGTTGGTGATACTGCAGGACAACAGCAGCCTGTTGGGACAACGGTTGCAATGTTGGAGCGCGGTACCAAGGTGATGAGTGCAATTCATAAACGGATGCATTACGCACAAAAGCAGGAGTTTAGGGTTCTTGCTCGTGTAATTAAAGAAAGTATCCCACCTCAGTATCCATATATGACTACAGGTCAGGATCAAATGGTCATGCAAAAGGATTTCGATGACCGTGTTGATATATTACCTGTTAGTGATCCGAATATTTTCTCAATGGCGCAACGAATTATGTTGGCGCAACAGCAGATGCAGATGGCGCAGGCGATGCCTGAGATTCATAATCTACGTGCAGCTCATGTGAAGATGTATAAGGCCATGGGGATTGATGACATTGAGTCGATTCTCCAACCTGACGATAACCCACAACCTGTGTCTCCTGCTGTAGAACATACGTATATTTTGCAGGATCGTAAACTACAGGCGTTTGAAGGACAGGATCATGACGCTCATATTATGGCGCATATTGCGTTTAGTCAGAATCCAACGGTAAATCAGAATCCATCGTTCTATGCGAACTTGGTGCAGGATGTAATGCAGCACATTGGCTTTAAGGCGTTGCAGACATTCCAAATGATGGGCGGTGGACAACAGCAGCCGATGCAGGGACAGCCCCAACCGTTTGCCAATGGCGGAATGCCAATGCCTCCGAATCAACAGGCTCCGAACCAACCTACGCTGGAGCAGATTGAAGCAAAAATGATTGCAGAGATTATGCCTCAGATTGCACCACCTTCGCAGGAAGATCCGCTAGTTAAACTGCAGGCGCGTCAGCTAGATATTCAGGAACAGGAAGGAATTCGTAAATCTCAGCTTGAAGAACGTAAGCTCGGCCAAATTGGTAGTAAGGATCAGGCTACGATTCAGATTAAACAGCAAGAACTTGGAATTAAGCAGATGGGGTTACAGGCTCCGGAAGAGCAGAGCTTTAAACGTGAAGAGATTGCAAGCGACGAACGAATCGCGGCACAGAAAGTTCAAGCTAGTATGCAGGAAACTGCGATGGAGCTTGCGAGTAAGGAACGTATTGCTGCGATGGATGCCGATAATGATATTACCGTAGCTCAAATTAGAGCTCAGATTGAGGCTACAGGCAAGCAAATGGATGTTCAAACTGAACGTCAATCTAAAGCCGCTGAGTTATTAGTCGAGAATGATAATTCAGAAATGCAACATGCGGAGAATATAACTGGTAATATGCGAGATATGATGAAAGAGAGTAATAAAATGATACAAGGAGATAAGAACGATGCCTAGAGACCCATACCGTAGAATTCCTTATACTGTTAATGATCCTAACGAAGAAACTTGGGATTATGAAGTTACTGCTACAGAACTACCAGGCAGTCGCCGTTCGATTAGAAAAAAACCAAAAGGTTCTAATCCTTGGGATAATGCAAAGGCTAAAGCTGCGATTCGTGCGCGAGATGCTAAGGTTAGAGCTCTGCGTGATCGTAAAAAAAGAGAAGCAGAAATTGCAGCTGCTCGCACAGCGAAAGCAAGTAAAGCTAAACGCCGTGGTGTAGTTCGTGATTCCAGCGGTCGTCCTGTTCGTGATTCTAGTGGTCGTGTGGTGCGTACACGTTATCCTGACAGTAAAGGAAGTGCAGCACATCAGCGTAATCTTGCAAGACTTCGTAGCTTAGGTTTGTTCGAAAAGGGTGGTTCACCTACTGTACGTACTAATGCTAAGATTGGCGATCATGTTCGCTTACCAACTAAAGCAGAACTAGCAATGGAACGACGTGATACTCCTGGGGTAGATGCCAGCACTGCTCGTGCAATGTCTGATCGTGATCTTTCTCGATTCATGGCGTTGGAGGAACGAGTAGTTCGTCAGCGTTATGAGAAATCACTACGGGATCGGGAGGCACGTAAGCGTAGGAGATGATTGATACATTAAGTTTCGCGGAATACTTACTTAAAGAAATCCGCGCACGGATTGCTTCCCGATCTGAAACAGTCGCCCACGGGCAAACTAAGGATTGGGAATCATATCAGCGAGTGGTAGGGGAGATTACAGGTCTGACTCTTACCGAAAACTCAATAAAAGACCTGCTCAAGAGAATGGAACGGGCGAATGATGAATGAACCTGCCAAGTCCTTCGGTTCCGAAGGCAAGTCCACAGTGCCGGACTTTAAACCACTGCACAATATTGAGAAGCCTCTACCCGAGGAATCAACTCTTACACCCGAAGCTATCGAAGCTGGTGAGACATCAAAACTACCACGCCCTACCGGGTATCGTATTTTGATTCTTCCCTATACCCCCAGCAATAAGACAAAAGGCGGGATTATCCTGGCTAACGAAACTCTCGATCGTGAAAAGATTGCGACAGTAGTTGGTTATGTGGTCGATCTTGGCCCCGACGCTTATAATGATGCTAATAAATTCCCAGATGGTCCTTGGTGTGGTAAAGGCGAATGGGTAATCTTTGGCCGTTATGCGGGAGCACGCTTTAAGATAGATGGTGGTGATATGCGCTTGCTAAATGATGATGAGATTTTAGCAGTTATTGATAATCCGGAAGATATACTTTCCGCATAACATGGAGAAGACCATGCAAGAAGAAAATGTAGCAGAAGATATTGAACTAGAACTTGAAGTCCCTGAAGAGGAGGTCGATGTTCGTGAAGCAGATGTAGATGCAAATGCTGCTGATCAATTATCGTTAGTACCTAATACCGAAGAAACTGAGGAAATCAAGTCGCCAGAAGATCGAGTCCAGGAATATCTGGGTAGTGACCCCGAACTTCAGGAATATGGGGATGGCGTACAGAAAAGGATCAATAAACTTACCTATCAGAGAG